TTTATCCCCACCAAAATATATATTTATATATATTTATTATGTTTATGTTATGTATATATGCTCATGGGACAAAATCGCGGACAGTCCACGGACAGTCCATCGGACAGCGTAATTTTTTACGAGTTTGACTATGTATATATAATATGAAAGAGTTCGATCAAAATTTGTACCGGGTCATTTTTGTGGCAAAATTTGAAATTTGGAAAAATCCATGAAATTTTCGGTTTTTCTTTTTTGGACATTCTTCGGACTTTCCACGGAATGTCTCTGGAATGTCCACGGACAGTCCACGGACAAATACATGGACAGTCCAAAGCAATAAAAAAATAGACCAAGGTTTTCCCTCGGTCTAAATCGGTATAAAGTATTTGAAATTTCTAAATTATATCAGTGATCTTTTGCATATTTCTTCATCAATTCCTTCGGTATTACCTTGTCAAGGTTTCCATCAAAACTCCGATGCCATGGTCCACCGGCTTTTTGTGATCTCTCTACTAGCTCCCATGGATCCAATAGTAGGCACACATCTGTTACTCGATCAATCAACTCTCTATCTTTTTCTAAGAACGTTTCTTTTACGGTTTGTACAGCTCTAGGTACGATCTCATGTCTGCCCCAGATGTTATATTTATAGTACACCTCTTTCACTGCTGGTCCATGTCTCAGTGCTAGAATATCATCTTCAAAGATACATTTATCATATATTCTCAAAAAATTAAGCTGCAGATAATACATTATTTTTTGTAACTGCAAATTAGTTACTGGTCGTCCAAGATTCGCACATCTTCCTACGATATAGCTTGCTACGTCTACTGCATTATACATAATCTTCTACCTCCCAAAACATCAAAAAAGCTGCTACCACAAACAAGTAACAGCTTATATAATTAATCAAAATATTTTCTAATCGGACATGCGGAAATATCGTGATCCTGTGGACACATACAATAGCCATCGCCATATTCATCGTTAAAATAATAAAATGGGCAATTATCGCATGCACTTTTCCAGTCCGTTATTGCTTCTGGAGGATCAAATCCTTCCGGTGGCATGAAATCAATATCAAAGTCTACAGTGAGAGTGATATTTTTTGTAACTTTACCAGTACCATTTTGATATTTTATAAGATCGCCCGGTTGTGCATCCAACAGTTCACAGATTTTTTCCAGTGTCTTTACAGCAACCATTTCTCCGTCCCTGATCTGCTGCAATGCATTCTCTGATATAAGCTTTTCTTTTCTAATTCTACTGGTATTATATCCAGCAGCCTTTAACATTTGCAAGATATCCGCCTTATAAGTTAACATGTGTGTATTTCTCCCTTCTTTTCTCCCAAAACCTCTAATACGCTTATTATTACTTAGTTTCAGCTGTTTGTAAAGCCTGATCCACCAGATATAACTCTCTCAACGCTTCATTCGTTGGGTAATCCATGTCCAGCCACTTATCATACGCCGTAGGATTCCTTTTCTCAAGCTCGTCCATGATCCAACCACGGACCATAGATAACTCAAAGCTAGCCGGCATACCTTCTGTCATGTCGAACTCTTTGATAAGCTGTTCTAACGATAATCTGCTAAGCATGGATCTTGCTTTCTTTTCTGCATTCTTAGTCATAGTTTTTACTCCTCTTCTCCTGGAGTAATTACCTCCCGGTTGGTTATCAATTATTTTCCCTCTTTATAATAATATCCATACAAACAACAGTCCCCAGAATCCCATGTGTCGTAATAACTGCCATCTGAAATTGCAACCACATGATTTGCGACATTCACAAAGTAACTGCCCTGTTTGTGATCCTTTGAAAAGCTCTCAACAGTTGGTCGTTTAGACCCTTTTCTATTGCTGACACCCTGATAAGCAAAGCCATTATCGAATAAATACTCTTCATAACATCTCCGCTCGTTTGGCATACACTGTAATTCTTTGGCATATGGTAAAAGTTCATCAAACACTGTTAGCCAGTCTTTGCACAGAACTTTTGTTAATGCCCTGATTACGCAGTCTCCGTATTTATCTTTTGTGTCTTTATCGTTCGGTTGATAATATTTATAATTTTTATTTTTCATTTTTCTTCTCGCTTTCTACCCTCGTAACCTCCGGGGTGGGCTTAACATTTATTATTTCATGTATACATTTTCGTATTTTACAAGATGATTTGCGAATGTCATTGCAACTCTTTTTTCTAATCTTTCCCACTCTGGGCAGTTATGAATTTCTGCGATTGCAGCTTCTTTTTCTTCATCGCTCATAAGGGCTGTATTCCTGATCGTTCTGATTAATTTATAAATATTATCTATTGTTTCGCTTTCTACGAATTTTACAAATTCTCCATTTTCTCTTTCTCGTTTGATCAATTCTTTTGTTTTTTCTTCGTTCCAATCGCATATATCTAAGTAATCTAGCCATACCTGTTTTTTTGCATTTTCTCTCGCTTTGTTTAATAATGTTTCAATTTTCATGATCTCTTACCTCCATAATGTTTATTGTTATTTATTAAGCATTTAAAAATGCTTCGTATTCTGGATCAGCTCTCTTGAATCCCCATTCATTGAGGTATTCTTCTAAGTTCTCTGCTGGAATCTCTTGCATATCATGGATCGCTGCTGCGGAACATCCTTCGATGAATCTTACCATGCTTCCGTATGCTCCCTTTACAAAGATATTTGAATCGCTTCCTGTATAAACCTGTCCTTTTTCAAATTTAATCATTTTCTTCCTCCTCGTTTGCATCTACATAAAATTTTTCATTGAACCAGTTGATCGCTTTATCCATATCCTCTTTGCTTGCCCCTGTTTCAAACATGATGTTTGCCAGTGCATTGTAAACTTCACTTTTAATATCTTTATTCATAACCTTTTCTCCTTTATACTGTTTAGTATGTTTTATTTACTTTCTAATTGTATTATACATCATAGTAGGTAGAAATCAATATGTTTTACATTATTTTTTAAATTTTTTCGCATTATTTTTATTATTCCGTATATTTTTCTGCAATAAAAAAAGACCAGGGATTTCTCCCTGGTTCGATTTAAAATTTAAGGTATCTTGTAGCTGAATACCCTGTTACACTCTTGTACTTAACTTTCGTCCAAGTGCTGCCTTTTTTCAATACTTCAACTTTAGATTTCTTCGGAATCTTACCGATAACCTTAGATGATCTGTTAGCACTGTTTCTGATCATAAGTGGATCGGATTTTGTGACAACCTTAGCATATACAGTTGCTTTGGTAACTTTCTTCACTGTCGTTTTTACAGATTCCTTAGCCTTGGTAGCTATTCCAAGCTTTTTATTGCAGATTCCTTCTGCGATCAACTTAGCGATCTTATTTACGTACTTACCGATTTTATAATCGGACTTAGAATCACAGAAAAAACTCTCTGTCATGATCGTTGTTGCCTTTGTGCCATTCAGCATGTACAGGTTCGTTCTCCTCTGCACGTTACGATCAGTGAATCTAGCGGATACGAGTTTCTTCTGGACTCTCTTTGCGTACTTCTTACCATTTTCGGAAACGTATAATACTTCTGTTCCGTGTGCTTTTCCGTTATAGCAATTCAAGTGACCTTCGACAACAAGATCATAATTCTTTGCATTTAAACGTGTCAGTTTCCATGATTTTTCCTGTGATGCAGCGGTAAATACTTTCTCTGGGCAGATATACAGATCAACACTGTGTCCGTCGCTTTCAAGATATTCTTTTACCTTTTTCATCAGCTTTTTATTGTACTTATACTCGTTTACTCCACCGCAATCTTCTCCACTTGCTGATGTATATGATCCATTTTTAAGCAAACTGTGTCCTACTGTCAATGCGATTCTCATATGTCTACACCTCCTGTTCTGCTGCTGCCTGATTATCTTCTGTCTGTTCCTGTTCCTCTGGATCTTCTAAGTCAGTTTCAGGTAACGGAGTCTCTGCGTAATTTGTCCATGTTCCGTCATCTAACTCTGTCGTATGATTGATCTTATCTTCTCTGCTGACTTCCTCAACATCTTCTAAATCGTATACTGAATTATTTAATTTACCGTCATCCAAAAGGTCTTTGACACCATCAAACCATAACTGAACGATCTCTTTTAACATTTTATCGCTAACAAATAATTGAATAGGTTTAGGCAAAAGTCCTCTGGCCATATGTATTACATAATCAAATTTCTGCTGTCCTTGCTTGGATGCACGGAAGGTTTTCTCTGCTTCTACAAACAGCTTGTATACATCCAGTCTGATCCCTTCCAGACCTTTTTTTGTGATATAGTCGATCAGTTTCTTAACTAAAAAAACAATGATCAACGCTGTGATCACTGCCAAGAATAACACTTTATTCTGTTCAAATAATTCTTTCATGATTTCTTTCTCCTTTTTATAATCCAGCTTGTTTGAGTACGAATCCGATTACTGCCCCGACAACTGCTGTTAGAACGTACATAGAAATGCTTCTCCATTTCTCCCCGTCTCGGTTTTCTAACTCTTCAAGCCGCTTGCTTTGTTCTGTCTGATTAACGAGCATATGTTCCATGTTGATCGCAAGTTTTTGAACTGACAATGTAAGGTCATTGATCTGTCTTACTGTCACTTCTAACGCTTCAATTCTTTTGTTTTGTCGGGTTTGCTCATGATCAACATCACTCGCAAATGCATTATGTTCATTTCTACTTATGTATTCATCATCCAAATATGTCTCCTTCCTAAGCTACACCGTTGCTGTCGTTGTTACTTGACTTGTTTCTAATTCGGAAGAAAATATGCAATAGAAGCAATTAACATCACTTTCGTTTGCTTCAAGTCCTACGCTGATCTTAACTTTTCCACCGGTCTGTACTGGGTTAGGAGACAGGCTTACAGACTTAATTTCAATGATTTCTGCTGCCATCATACCACCTTCACTTCTATATGCTCTATTAAGATTTCGTCTAATACTGCATATCTGATGTCAAGTGTATAGGTACCACGCTTTTGAGGAGAAATCAGTGCTTCTATATCATGTTCTTTAATATTACAAACTCCAGTACTTTCTTCAGCTTTGTCTTTCATGTATATTAGCGAATACTCCGCACTTTCAATTGTAAATTTCTCATTTTTAATAGAATGTATAGTAATTACTGCTGTTCTGGATTCTCCCGGGTGCATTATGATCACTTTCTTTTTTTGCATGTTCTCCTCCTCTTTTTTTCTTCTTATTTCTCGTTGTGCAAGGTTGCATACAAATCAAAAGGCTTCAGTGAAACTCTTAATGCTTTCAGATCTACTGTAAGTATGTATGTAGAATAGCTACTTACATTCCCTGCCTCATCATATGCAGTTAATCCGATTACATACCTGCCGTTTAATGTGGCTGGTATAACGGACTTCCATAAATCTAAAGAGTCAGCGGATCTAGTTAAGATCACTGACTCTCCGTTTACATTCCCCTCTAGTCGAACTACCATAACAACTAACCTAGTCCGTTACTTCAACGGATATGATAAATGTTTTGCCAGCATCGACTGGGTTCGGTGTCAATGTAACACTCTTGATCACAGGTGCGGTTGTGTCTAACGTAACGGTACGTGTTATTGTCGTTGTCTTACCAGCACCATCGGTTACAACAACGGTAATTGTGTTTGTACCTACTGCAAGAGTAAGGGCCTTGCTGAAACTTCCATCGCTTCCAACTGTGACTGCTTCTGCTGCTAAAGAATTAAGTTTAACTGTTACCGTGACAGGACTGCTTGTTGCATCGTTGGTTTTACCTTTTACTGTGCAAGCAGTTTGATTTGTAATAAGTTTATCCGTTGGGCTGGACAATGTTAATACAGGTGGAACTGTATCTACCTTAAACGATGTTGAGCTTGTAGCTGCTGCGTTTCCGTCATAATCGCTTGCATCCAATTTGATTGTATGGCTTCCATCGGACAACGCTGTCGTTGGTGTATATGTACACTGGTATCCGCCTGTGATCACAGTCTTAGTTATTGCATCGCCTGTTACCTTAGTACCACTGTCTAGCGTGATACCGATTGTTGATGGATTAACACCAGAATCGGTATCGGTTACCTTCCAAGTAATTACAGGCTTGTTGTTTGCCGAATATGATCCGGACGTTGGAGACACGATTGCAATAACTGGAGCGACCTTCTCTTTTACCTTTAATTGCAGTGATGATCCTAACGTACTGTCGGTTGCATCTTTTGTGATTGTGTTTCCTGCCTCATCGGTTGCCTTAACCGTTACTCCGTAATAATGTCCACTCTGATTGTATGAACTCTTCGACGGAGCTGTTACCGTAGCTTCATATTTGCCGGTTGAACTATTAAAAGTCAGTGTATATGTTTGACCGTTAATAGTCGCTTGTACTGTTTTTATAGCCATATCTTTTTCTCCTTTTTCTCTGTTTTTACTCAACAACACAACTAAATTCTGATACAAAAAGCATAATACAGTTTTTAGGCAATATGACCACACCTAATAACTCAGAAGGTATCATTCATGCCAATTGGCCCGATAACATGGTGCCAGTAGCTATAAGAGTGAAAAAGTATGATCAATGGCGTTATAACGTATTAGGCATGGCATTGTATGGAAAAGAATTATATTTGATAGAAATCCCTTCTGCATATCAAGGATGTCCTTGTGAAGTTATATGCTATAAGTCAAATTAAAATATTTTAATTCCATAGGAAGTTTTCTTTGATCCATACAAGATCACAGCCAATTTTTTTGTTTTGTGGATAACTATTATTTGTCCATAACACATAACAATTCTCATTGTTAACTTCCTGAGATATTGCTTCAACACGTATATAACCAGTATCATATACATGCAATATCGCAGAACTCAAGCGATAACCTTGTTTACGATCAACATAAAAATAGTTGTTTCCAGTACCATTCAATTCGGCATATTGAGTTACAAGTGCATCTTTTAAGTCAGAATTTAGCTGTGTTGTTGAGTTCTATTTATTGTTACCATAGCTGTTTAGCATGGCGATCTGTTTTTTATAATATTTTTTCGCATAAAAATAAAATCTCCTTCCCTTTTAAGCAGATTTAATAGTTTATATATTAGATTTGTTATTATTCTTTAAGCTGCATAACGAATATATTCATACTCGATCATATCGTCTGAAGCATCATAATATGTACCGGCAGTCATATTAATGTCTGCATGACCTAACAATATCGCAACATTCTGAATCGGCATGCCTCGCTTAATTAATTGTGTGCATAACGTCCGTCGGAACTTATGCGGATGTGCATATACATTACATGATCTTCCTAAATCTCTTACAATTCGCTCGATTCCGTCTTTCCTCAGGCGATCGTATGGATACCTCTTAGATACAAAAAGTGAAATATTATTATCTTGTCTGGTTTCTAAATATCTATTCAGATAAATCATTGCCTGATCAGAGATAAATACTGTCCTTTCTTTATCTCCCTTACCAATGATCCGCACTTTCTTTCGAGTAAAATCTATGTCATTTAGATTTATGTTGCTTAGTTCTGAAACACGACAACCTGTGCAGGCTAACATCTCTATCAATGCTCGATCACGAATATCCGTACATGCTATACGCATACGTTCCAGCTCATCGGAAGTAAACGCTTTCTTCTTTTTCTTCGTTACTTTGATTTTCTTAACTTTCCGAGTCGGATCTTTGTCAATGTATTCTTCGTCAGCCAACCAGCTAAAAAATGAAGATATCGATGATCGCTTATTATTTAAGGACAAATTCGATATTCCTCTACTTCTCTTATACGCATATAAAAAACTTCGGATATCCGTTGCATCTATGTCTTTTGCCTCTTTTCCAGCGAAATAATCTGCGAACTGTGTTAGATGTAAATTATATTGCGATATCGTCCGACTGGACTTATTTTCTACAATCAGCGTCGCAAGGAACGTATCTTTTAGCTTCCTTAAACTGTCATTGTATTCCGTCAATTCCGTCGATTCTTTCTTAACCTGAACATCCTGGAACTCTTCTACCAACACATTTTCAAGATAATCTAGCTCTTTTTTCTTGATCCTATTGCCCATTTTTATTAGCACATTACTTATAATTCTGTCACGCATAATACTTTCTCCTTTGTGTGTTTGTTATACGTGAATTATATTCCATTACGCTGCGGAGTGTATCCATAACTCCGCAACTAAATTCTGAAAGAGCATTTTTATCAAAAGTATTTTCTGGAACAATCAACAAAATGATTTACTGGCAAAGATGTCAGTCTGAAATTGCAAAAGCATTAGGCATGCAAATATCAGACATAAATAACGAAAAGTTATATATAGCAGCTTGCAACGGTGATTGGAATGCGTATCAAGGTCTGGTAACAGGTGCTGCTTTACAATGGGATAATACAAATTTAAATATAAACATAGGATTATCCAGTGATACAAACGGTGTTGTTAGGATTAATTTTATGATTTATCGTAAATTAAATTAATCTATATCATATACTATGGAGGTATATACACATGTTGAGTACACTGTAGGAAAATATATTGTTATATCACCATTTGTGTCAATTTTAACAGCACCAATATTATTAAAATTAACATCATCATCGGTATAGCAAGCCGATCCGCATTTTATTTTAGGTCTAAAACCTTCTGGAACAAAAAAACAAGTTGTAATCCCAACACTAGGAGAATTGCAATGGAAATATCCATTTATATATACTTTTCCATTATGTTTATAACTGTTTCCGGTGAATGCATATTTTGAATCTATGCTAGTAATTGTAAATTCTATTCTGTTATTTAAGTCAGAATTTAGCTGCGTAATAGCATCCTGTGCATTCGTCATGTCAGTCTGATTTGCTGGCGTATAACCAAGGGCTGTCGTTACATTACCTTTGGTTAATTCTCCACGGATTGTAGCACTGCTTTTATTCTCCACATTGCCTAATCCAACTTGGCTTTTAGTAACTCCGTGAGGATTACTTTTATTCGCAAGATGATTAATCAGAGTTGTAATTGCAAGTTTAATCTTTGCAAATGCAATAGATATTTTCTCGCCACTTGATAAAGTCACAAGAGTTGTTGTATCTGAATATGTCGGTGTCTGATCATTTGTCGCTACGTTCGGAACGTTCCCTAAGCCTACTTGCGACTTAGTAACACTATGAGGGTTGCTCTTGTTTCCTGTATGCGTATTTAACGCTGTCTGCATAGTTTCAAATGTAACGTACCCTTCTGGATCAACCGTTGCTGTCATTTTTACATCATTATTAAGCTTGATGTAAAAATTATGTACTAACGACCATGACGGCATAGCCGATTCTGCCGGAACTTCTTTCCCTGTTGTACTTTGAGAAATCGCAAACAACACTTCACTTCCGGTTGATCCTTTTGCATAAATTCCAAGCTGTGTCATGCTGTATCCGGCAGATAAACCAGCGTTTGAAAACAATACTCCTATCTTGATTGTTTCGTTTGTTTTTGTCACGCCCTGTACTGTTCCAGACTGCTTAATTGATGATACCGCCGTCTGACTTTTCAAAGCACTAACGTCAACTTTACCAGCACCAGACTTGATCGCTGTTACTGTTATTGTTCCTCCGCTTAAGGCATTCTTTAATAATTCAATACCTGCATTTGTAATTACTGTATTTTCCCACATGATTTTATACCTCACTAACGATCGAAGAAGAATATTCACAAGATCCTGAAACAATCGCATAATTCAATGCCGTCTCTGATTCTATAACGTATGAAACACGAATATCGCACAATAAATGTGCTGGTTTCAATTCGTCAATTCTTCTTACTACTTCATCATAATTATTTACTTCGCCATAAAGATTGACTTGAAATGTATTTTTTGCTGTATTTTCTATGAGCTTTGTTTCTACACCGCTCAAAGCTTCTATGATCTTTTCAAACCTTTTAGGATTCAAAGGCCTTTTTATCCTCATTTGCAAAATTTGTGTTCTTCTCTGCTCAATCGTCTGATCTGGAAGCGGCGTTATTCCGTATTCTTTTTCCCAAATAGGGAGCCCCCATGTAGCACGATCAACAAATATCTGATCAAATATATCTTTACATATTGTTTTTACGTCATCTATCTCAAGTCCGATCACTTGGAACAGCCAAAGTCCGATTCTTGATTTCCCATAAATCGGCGATACATAGTCAATCATTTGTTTTGCACTTTCACTCGTCAGGATTTGCTCCATAAGGTCTGTTTTATACCACATAGTATTATCCCTCCGTTATTGTTACTGTTCCTAAAACCGGCATTTGTCCAGATTCAAGGTCTACATTTTTTGACACTCCATTGATTTGTACACTGTCATAATCATAGATACCTGATACAGCTCCAAGGATACTGTTGATCGCTGATATTCTAACCGCACTATCATTCGATGAAACATTTAACAAATATGACTGAAGTGCAGCTTTCAAATCATTCTGCACATCGCCAATTTCTGCTTCTCTCAAATAAACCACAGCTGATATGTTAACTACTACTGTTTCAGGAGCCGTTATCTCTAATACAGCATTGGGCGGTGCTAAACGATCTGATTCACTATCTGGACGCATAATATAATTATATACAGCATCTTGAATCTGCTTCGATGCTGGTACTCCGTTCTGATCCATTAAGATGATCTTGATTATTCCAGAGTCATCTTTTGCTGGTATCACAGTAACTGCACCAACACCGGGAACTGACAATGCCCATCGTTTATAGTCTGCAACATTTCCAACATAGGAAATGTCATGGCTTCGATCATACTCAACAATTCGTTCTCTTAAAGTATCATCGTCCTCTTCATCCAAACCGCCTGTAACAGCTTCCTCATTTGTAACAGAGATTATTTCATCGAGCAGTTCTCCTGTCTCATCTCCAGTATGTAATACGATCGTATTTACTCCAACATTGCTTGCAGATCCTCCTTCTGCTGCCTCAATTGGAATCTTTGCATTTCCAAGAGAATCGACCGTAACTTCCTCTGTTGTTACAAAATCTATCGTATTTCCTTCGTCATCTGCTTCTGTAGAAAAACCATATCCTAAAGGAATAACAAGACCGGCTTTTGCTGTAACAGTCACATATCCTGTTGCATTTACCGATTCTCTTCGTACAAGACCTCTTCCATCAGCGTGGTAATCCAATAGGTAAGATTCTTCACAGGTTACCGGCGAAAGACTTTTCAATACTTCCACAAGCACATATTCTTTTAGCTCTGCTATCTCAATCGCTGTCGGACGTGTAAAATCCCAAGGAAAACCGCCTTCGGATTTATCAATATCTTCTGGAAGATTGCTAAGCATCTTTTCATGGATTTCCTCTTCACTCGAATTATTCAAGAAATCTGGCAATTCTAGTTCTTCTGCTTCCAATGCCATTTTTAGACCACCTCACTTTCAAATTGTGTCTGTATTTCTATATCTCCATCAATACCCTGCACCTGTACTGTTACAAGACAATGTTCTGCTTCCCATTGAAACATAATATTCCCAACGTACAAAGTTCTTTCGGACGGATCAGCCATCAATGCTTCTTCGATTTCTCTTTGTAAAATGCTTTCTGCCTCTTCACGGCTATCCGCTTGCAAGGCACTTTCATAGTCAATCCCAATGTCGGTGGAATATCCTTCATGAGCGTATCTTTGTGTCATGATCGTTTTGTAACACCATTGCACCCACGCCTCGAACCCGGATGCCTCTTTTAATTTTCCATCGTGAAGCGTAACAAAGTCTCCAGTATCAAAATCAAAAAAGATGCTGGGTTTATAACCTGCATCTTCCTCTTCTTCTGTATTTTCTTCCTCAGTTCCTTCATTCTCTTCATCTTCAAAATATTCTTCTTCATTTTCATATTCCTCTGGGAAAAGATTATCCGGCATCTTCTTCATCTCCTTCCACTTTACCGATCACAACGATTTCCTCTGCATCTGTCCAGATCAGTAATACTCGATCGCCATCACTTACTTTCGCATTAGACAACATTAAAAAATCGTCATCCGGTTCTGCACTTTCTGGATAAGAGTCAGGAAGAATCCCTCCGTCTTTCATAGTTCCAAGTTCTGCAACAACATCCGCTGCACTTTGGTTTCCTTTAGAAATCTGTTCGATCGCACGAATAAAATTTTTTCTTCCATTTCTCTGCATAGAACTCTCCTTTAGTAAAAAACAACGTCCATCGTACCAGCCACACAGTCATGTGTAATACTTTTTACTGTTTTATTTCCTTTCAGTCCAGCGGTACCACATCCAACATAAACGGTGTCTCCACGTTTTATCTTCGGATTACTGATCGCCGTTACTATATATTCATACTTGACCTTTGCACTGCTCTTCAATTTCTTTTGTGCTTGTTTCTTTATTTTTGAAAGTTTCTCCTTCTTGTCTTTATCCATGACTTCTTGGATCGTACCAAACTTCGATGTATTCTTAGATACTGATGCAAGTTTAGGGATTGACTTTTTCTTAGCTTCTCCGTAGATCTTTATCTTTGTAACGATATCATCCATTGTCTCTTTTACCTCTATGGAGATTACATTCTTTCCTTCCTCAATCTTATAAATCGTTGTATTAGTATTGGCATACTTGACAATCACTGTAGTTCCTTCAATCGTAAAAATATATCGGCTGGAAAGTTTACTTTTCGCTTTGTTCAGCACATATACTATCATATCTCCAATGTTCTTTTGCACTGGTTTGATCCTTTTGTTTTTGATTGATCCGTAACTGTATTTCAGTTTCAACTTCCATGCAGTACAGATTCTTTTTACAATTTCCTTTGTGCTGAGACCTTTTTTATAATAAAAATAATCTTGGGATTTCATCATATAAATCAAGTAATCATAGGCTGTAAATGTTACCTTTTTTTCTGTATCGGTAACCCTGTCTCGATCCCAGATCACGCCTCGAAATACTTCAAAATCTCCATGTCCAGCATTCGAATATATGTATAATCGATCTGATGGCTGAATCAATGTCGCAAGTGTTACACCATTTTTCGCAGCGTTCATTACTGTTAAGCTGACTTCCTTTGCCAGCGAATCAGGATCATCAGATATTGTCAAGTCCAGTATAACTTTCAGCTTGTATAGATCATATTCTTGCCCCGATGTTGTCTTTACAACCGCTTTATACAGTGGATTTCCTAAACTCGGCATATCTTCCTATCCTCCTATCATTTTTAACAGTGTTTTATAATCAGCGACACCGGTTACTGTCAATTTATGCTTTCGTTGGTAAGTTTTTATTGCTGATACTGTCTTAGATCCACAAGTACCATCCTGTTTGACTCCTACCATTTTTTGCACAAATTTTACGACCTGTCCTTTTCTTCCGGTTCGGATCTTGATCTTTTTCATGGCTGATTTCATCGAAGATGTCAGCTTTTTATCAACTTTCAGCTTCGAGTAGCCATCTTTATTCATTGCTTTCTTTAATTCCTCAACCTTGGAATTAGAAACTGATTTACTGCTTGGAACAGGAATCACAAGCACCTGTCCTTTATAGATCGTATATTTGCTGATCTTTTTCTTTGGATGTTTCTTACGTTCCTTTTTATTCCTAGAATCAATCAGTTTCTTATTTGCATTATAAATAACCTTGTATTTTTTACTGGACCCAAGATATTTTTTTGCAAGTTTCCGTAATGTTTGTCCTTTCTTTACTTTGACCTTTTTCTTTGTGGTTTTGGTACTTCTTTTCGTTGAGGAAACACTTATTTTTTCGTAGTCGATAAATCTTACCGTGTAGTAATAATCATTCAGGCTTTTGACCGTAGAATCGTATTCTGAAACACGCATATCAACATTGATCTTCGTTCCTGTAATACAGACATTTACCACTTTCCCATACTTAGCCCAGTATTTCATCAGTGCATCTAAGGTTGCTGGATCAGTCCACTTACGAACAAATTTCATGCCTTTTCTTGCTTCTCCGGGAAAAAAACATTCCCAGCTTAGTTCTGAAAGATTTTTACCATTCGGAACACTGACCTGACCTAATTTATAGATATCATATTCTGCAAACTTACCTTCGATTGATGATTCAATTTCTTCAGGAATGATCGGAATTTGTATCTTCTGATCATTCCCTTTTGAATTTTTTCCAGTAATATATATGTCCATTTACATTACCTCCGCTGTTCTGTTACTTGCCGTTGATCCGATTGCATCTGCGATCGCCTGCATAATAGCATCTGCGATCTCTCCTTTAGAGTTTTTGATAGCATCAACTATGCCGTCATTTCCAGATGCATTGACGCTGATCGTAATACCACCAACATTGATCACTGGCTGACTGCTACCAGACGAAGCTTTTCCAGATCCGGATGATCCTCCAACAAGTCCACCTTTGGCATGCTTTGTAACGCCTAAAATCTGTCCTGCTTGATTCCAGAGAGATAATGCACGGCTTCTATGTCTAGAAAGTGGAATGACCATTTCGTTTCCTTCTTCTCCTAATTCAGAAACGATATGACCTCTGACCAGACTACCCTTCGCATTATGAAAGAACTTTCCATTTTTCGGTAAGGCTGTCTGTACTTTCGGTGCGGATGATGTCTTTTTGCTTGTTTTCTTTTTACCAGATTTTGAAGAACCGCTATTACTTAGATAACTTCCACTAGTAATACTTTTGATCGCACTTGCTTGTGCAGCGGTTGTACTTGCTGCGGATGCAATCGTTGAGGCTGCGGATGCTAAAGCACCTGCAAGTGATAATGCGGAACTTCCAGCACTTTGTAAGTTGCCACCAGCTGTAAGAGACATTGAACCCATGCTTCCAAGCATTCCGGTAGTACTTGCAGACATACCACCTAAGCCAGTAACTTTATTACCAGCAGCGTCAGTTGCCCCAGAAAAGACTTTTGTACTCTTAGAACCAACGTTTGTCTGTTTTGTATTCTTTTTGTTCTCCTCATACGCTTTCTGTACTGAACTCGCCAGCTCTTTATATTTCGCCTCTTTTGGATTAACACTACTAATACTTTCTTTGCTATATTTCCAATAATCTTGACCTTTTGCTGTCATAGAATTGCTGTTTTTTAGTGCTTTTTTTCTTTTTGATACGAAATTTCTAAGTGCATCTCCAGCTTTATTCCCTTTAAAAATCGCACCAAGTCCACCAATTCCAGCTCCAATTAATGCGCCTGGAACAGCTCCGATACCACCAAATCCGGCTCCAATAGCTGCACCAGCGGCTGCACCGCCGCCAACCATTCCAAGTTTCGTACCACCTCTATAGGCTTCCTTCTTCTTCGTGGCTGAATCTTTTGAGGTCACTGCGTTATAAATATTACCAGCTGCACTTCCTATTCCAGCAATCCCTAAAGCTCCACCTAATAAAGATGCACCTCCAACGGCTGCTGCTCCACCAGCGGTCGCTGCACCTGATCCAAGTTTTACGCCTAGATTTCCAAGCCATGCTTTCCATCCAGTGGCAGCTACGGTTTCTCCATTTTTCAGCGTGACACCAGAACCGCCTAAACCAAACAAGCCACCCGGTGTCCTTGTCGGTCCAGATGGTGTTTTCGGTTCAGTTTGTTGCATTTTTCGCTTTACGCTTTCTGGTAACCAGATTTCTTTATTACCTGTTGGATTTGTTCCCGGTATTGTAGAATTTCCGTTTCCAATTCCTCCGTTCACATTTACAACTGCCGCGGACACATTGATTGTTCCAATAGAATCTCCCAAAGGATTTGTTTTTCCTCCACCTCCAGAACCGCCAATGATCAGATCGTATAGACTTTTTCCACCTTTAAACAGCTTTAGCCCTCCAGATAATCCAAGAAATCCAGCTAAATAATCTTCGATACCAGCTTTATCTCCGCCTGGTAACAGATCCTTAAGAGATTCCTTGAACCAGTTTCCACCAGCTTTTGCAATATCTTTTCCAATCCCAGTAATCTTTTTAACGATCGTCGGTCTTCCTTTAGAATCCCACCACTTAGAAAACGGATTTACAATCAGTTCATCCCAAGCAATACTAATCTTGCCACCGATTGAAGCATTTTGGAATTTTGGCATACTAATAAGATCGTCGATCTTATCTCCAGCCTTTTCAAGTCCCTTGAATACAGATGTACTTGCATACTCTCCAAGTTTTTCAAGTGATGTTCCAGCTTCTTTTAGTTTTGCATCGGATTTATCGAGATAATCTGCAAATTCTCCTAAACCTTTCGTTGCTCCCTTCTGGAGACCTTTTCCCCATTTAGAAACAATGTTTATGTCGAACGTATCTTTAATATTTGACATTAATCCAGAAACCGTCGAATTAGATGTTTTGTCCATCATTCCATCAAATTCTTTCAGCCCATTAAGGATTGTCTTAACTGCTTTGTCTCCACTGATTTCGCCCTTTTGAGACATTTCTCTGATCTGGGCTATGGATTTACCCTCTGCATCAGCAAGATACTTCCATGCGTTTATGCCGACATCTGTCAGCTGATTCATGTCCTCTGCGTTCAGCCTTCCGTTTGTTTTCATCTGACCTAAAGCTCTGGATACTCGAGAGATACCCTCTTCTCCAGCTCCAAGTGCTGCGGATGCATTACCGATCTTTGTTAGATCCGGAATAATGTCTTTATCAGAAAAACCATAAGCCAACATCCTTTGAGCATTTGATACTACGGCCGATGTGTCAAACGGAGTAACAGATGCAAATTTCTTCGCACTATCCATAAACTTCGTAGCTTTCTTTTTAGATTTCAGCATTGTTTCAAAGCCAATTTGATCTGTCTGAAATTCGTCTGCTAATGATACTGGATCAGCTATCAATTTCTTTGTAGCAATTCCAGTTATAACTCCACCAGCCAAAGTTTTTAGTGAAAATATAGAATTCTTGATCTTAGATATAACACTTGGGATTTTTTTGATCTGACTTGTTACCTTGTCATCGATTTTTAGGACTGCTGAAAAAGTCTTTCTACCAAAACTCATACCAGCACTCATAGCTTTTTTGATCCCTGCTGTTGCAGTGTCTTTTAATCCAAGTTTTGGAGTCCAGGTCTTTTTACCGAGCCCGTCTCCCTTTTTACCAAACTTGTCGAGGACTGGACTTGCTTTATCTTCAAGTCCTAATTTTGGCTTTGCACGCTTCTTTCCAAGCTTGTCCATCTCTCGTGATGCTTTCTCTGCATTCTTCCCTGTTTGCTGTAGGCCAGAAGATGCATGGTCGGAATATTCCGATACAACATCGATCACAATTTCTTTGTTTGCCATTTATGCATCTCCTCCTTCCATAGCTTTTAAAATTGCTGCAAAAATAAAAGCCCTCTCTCCTTCAGGAAGATCAAGGGCTTGTGATGGTAACATTCCAGTCCGTAAATAATTTTCTGCAAGCATAGAAGCTAACGGACTGGATTCAATTAGTTTTTTGCGTAGTCAACTACACTAACACCGCCTCCAGATAAGTTATCAATAGCATCGCTGACAGCTTCAAGCTCTCCAGCTGTTAACACCTCTTTGATAATTTCGTTCTGTGTCATAACCATATGACCAGCTTTCTTTAATCCTTCTTTCAGCGCTGAATTATCCCAGAATTTCTTTCCGTCAGTCGCTACTGTTGCAGTGTAAATCTTCCATGCCATGTAATCAGCTGTACTTACTTCTTTCTCAACGAGAGGAAGTGAAGCTCCGCCTGGGTTTGCCATATAAGTTGTAGCTTTCTTTCTACACTGTGCAATTTCATCGAAAGATAATGGTCGGACATTAAATTTAAACAATGTCTGTCCATTTCTTGTAATATTCAATGGCTGCTGTACTTCTGTTTTATACTCTGCGGCTTTTAAAAGACCCGTGATCAGATCCATTTCATTATCTTCGGTTACCGTAACATTTGTTTCTTTCTTTTCTGCCATTTTATTTTCCTTTCTTTATGCTGCTAATGATTTAATGCAGTCTGGTACGCTGTTAACAATGAACTGCATCTGTCTCTTAATAACCTCTCCAGGTTTAACATCCAGAATATTTGTATCTCCGTCAAGAATACATTCATCCAGTAAGAATTTGCTTTCCCCACCTTCCAGTGGTTCTGTTGCACCACCTTGGAGAGAAAAAATAGGAAATTTCCCACTTTTGATTGCATCCAAGATTGGAACAATTGTAAGATCGTCTCTTACTACAGCTTCCGTGAATGATGCTGTAAATTTAACACTGTCCGGAACTCCATACGTCTGGACATCTCCAGCCGGATGAAAATCTACATTAGAAACATTCATCCCGATAGAAAACTCTTCCACGGATGCAAACCAGATGGAAACTCCATCAAGTGTGATAAAAAGCTTTCCGTCTTTTCCTGTCATCAGTTTTCTAGTATCAAAACCTTTTCCACTCATTTATATAACACCTCCTACTGTGCGATATACTGGAACTGATATGTTAAGTAGATCTTTTCCATGCTGTCAACGTCATCAATGCGGATAATAAAGTATGCATAATCCGCTGCATGTGGATTTTCTGTATCCTCATAAAATTCGTAGGTATCTAAGATCTTTCCTTCTCTGTTCATTTCAGCCAGTACTTTTTTAGCTTCCTGAATTACATTATCAACGCCTGCTGCATTGTTGCTGATCTTACCGATCAATGGTTCTAATGTACGATTGATACGGTCAAAAGCTTCATAACGGACAGCTGTACGTTTGATCTTCTTCCATCCTTCGTCATCGTCCTCATCCAGAACTGTATATGTGTTCACTCCTGAATCAAACCAGACCTGTCCTTCCTGTCCTTCTGACAAAAGAAGCAATCCAGATTTGATCGCATCGACATATTGTTCATTCGTCAGCTGTTCAATGCATGACTCCGCATCTGGAATCTCTGTATGTACAATTGATGTACTTGAATCTTTGCATCCAATCACACCTGCCTGAACTGCTGCCGCAAGGTATCCTTCCACCCTATCTCCGGCAGTATTATAATATCCGCTACCGCAGTAAATAAAATATGGTGCATTATAGGATTTTGCATTCGTTTTTCTTGTAGCAAGTGACTTTCCTGCCGCTTCTCCAAGTACGCAAACACCCAATGCACCGTTTGAATGGATTCTTTCCATGTATGTCTTCGCTAATGCTTTAACATCTTCTTCGACTGTATCAAGCACCAGTACATTCCAAGCATAAGTTTCGAATGCATTAAACGCATTGCTGTAATCTTCTGTTGTGACTGCCGGTGCTGATCCACCAGCCAAAGCCTGCTGTGCAACCGTCTGCATGATCCCGGATGCTCCAGAAACAAGTTCTGCGGATAAATACTTGCTGTCTTTCATTGCTTCCACCAGATTTGCAGCCTCATTTACATCCGCACCAGCGATAAAGCTTACTTTCTCAACAAGTGTTGCCCCATTGTAAACTGAACACTCTTTTGTCGTTTCATCTCCTAATTTCTGTTTTACAGTTACGGAGAATTTCAAAGCGGTTGGATATTTTGTCTTTAATGTAACTGCATTTGTGTCTGTGGTTGTCTGTAAGGACAGGCTTCCTTCTTTACCACCAGTTCCAAGACGGTAAAGATATACCGTGTTAGCACCTGCATCAAACAGTTTTACCGCTGCATCGATCGTTCCACTCTCCATATAAAGTGAAAGAAGATCGGTCTTTGATGTGATCTTCTGAATCTCTCCAACTGGACCAAAATCTGCATGAACCGGAATACAGAAAACTCCGTTCATTGCGGATGCTACACCATTATTTGTGATCTGCTCATGTCTGCGATAAACTCCAGCTCTTTCCTTTTTCTCGCCTTTTAAAAATAATCCGGACAAGTTCTTATACCTCCTTCTTCTTAAATGTATCTACAAGTTTCTTTGCTGTGCTCTGCGTTGCTTCTTTAACACCTGCCCTTGCAAATGCTGTTCGGATAATATCTTGTGATACTCCTAACACCTGTGGATTTTCTACATATTCATCCACAGTATAAGTAACTTCTGGCACTGTTTTTGTTTCGTCTTTCTTTTCTGCCATTGTTTCCTCCTAACTTATCGTAATTGTCTTTAATTCATCGACTGTTTCAACATCTCGTAGCTTTCCGTACTGACCTCTTACCGTTACCTGTCCATCTTTTAATGGATCAAGTTTCGTGCTGTATGCCAGCTGATTTACAAAAAACGGCGATCCATCATTCATAACGAACCGCTCTCTTTCCTGTAAATCTTGCAGCAAGTTCATAACAAACTGATCAGCATTTACATCCGATCCGGAGATCACATGTACCTTGATGTTGTTTGTAAACCATGTACAAGCATATGTCGATGGGAACGTTCCTGGCTGCATAGAATCCAGTCTAGTATAAACAACCACTTCTTCATCATCCGGCTTCCAGATTTCGTCAAGTTCCGTGTTATTGATCACTGTCACGTTCCAGTTCTCATCAATGTGCTTTGCCAAAGAACCGACTGCATCCAGCGGAAGGTATGAATGTTTTGGAAAAGCATATGCATCGAATGTCAGCACTGATCCACATACTTCTACATCCATTTGCCCTTCGATTGCTTCCTGAAATGATTCTGACTTTCTCCATACAAGAGAAATCGTTGTATCTTCATCGGTCAAGAAAACTCCTTCAAACGCTTTTTTCAGGATCTTCTTCGCTTCAAGCAAGTTCTTATATCCTTGATTATTAAACAGATACGCTATTGCAATCTCCATCGTTCCAGAAACCTTACGCTCTGAATCATCTTTCAGATTCAGCCCATAGATGATACGCCCATACTGCGAACCATCCCACCTTGAATCAGAATCATCAGGTGCCTGATCCAAAAATATTGCTGGTCCATTTTTGAACGCAGCCAATCCGTTAATATTCAGTCGTTTTAAGTACTTGAAAATTATTTCTTTCATAGAGTTACCTCAAAATCTGAACCGAAGATCTTTACAATCTCCGGCTCTGCTTTCTTCTTAATTGGATCAATAAATGGTCGTTTTGCCATCTTTTTTGTGCCACCTTCCAGCCATTCAGCGTGTTTTGAATTACTTTTTATCCGGCTTGTAACTTGATCTCCTTCAATCAGAGTTTGATCATCCCAGTCCTGACGTAACTTTCCAGACTGTGGTGCTGGTGTTTCTCCCGGTGCGGATGATCTATTCGGAAGCCGTTTGTATTTCTTTCCAGAACCGCCTTTCGACAATACTTCGATCTCAATATTTCTAAGGGTGTTTGTTGCCATTGCACCCTTTCGCATCATCTCTCTTTTGATACTTTCATCAAGATTCTTTGCACATGCTTGAAATTCAGCTTCTACGCCCATCTGTATCACTTCTTTCTAATACATAATAGATGGAAAACTGCCCTGTTCCAGCTGGATCTTTTGTACCCTTCACGATAAACTTACGATCATGGCACGGATCATCGCCAAGCAGTAACACATCGTTCTTACTTAGCTTAACCACTGGATGGTAAGACACAATCGTATGACTGATCGGAGTCTGGTTTTGTTTCCAGATTTCCATTGTCTTCATATCCGCTTCGGCTAGTATACCGTCTATGATCGCATCAGGGGCTTCTTTTTCATCGCCCTTTACAACCATGCCATCGTCCATGACTTCTGTATCCTGCCAGTAAACACGGAAAGACTGCATATATTGATATGGTCTACCGATTGATGTCATTTTCAAAAGCGTCCACCTCCAGGATGATTCATCATTCCAACGTAAAAATACTCTCGTTTTTCATTCTCATACGGCTTGATTCCAACACTGGAAGATGCAATTTCTTTTTTCAGATCATCATAAAGCTGTTTCCAGAAATTCATTCGATTACCAAAATTAAAAGAGACAGGACCAACACTGTTGTCTACGTCCTGTCCGTATTTGAGCATCATATGTTCTAGCAATTTCAGTTTTGCCATCTTAAAATTGTCTGGATACTGCTCTAATACAGCTGTGATCTCTTCATCGGAAAGTGCAGCTGACATTTCATCCTTTGATACATCAGTATCCGCCAATTCGAACCGCATCTTCATAACATCATTTGTATTGATCTCATCTGGAAAATAGTTATACGTCATTCTCCTCGCCACCTTCCGGCTGTTCTGCTGGTTCTTCGGTTTCTTCTACTGCTTCTGATTCCTGATTAATATCAGTATCAACGGAAAGATCAGCAAGTCTTGTTTCAACTGCTGCCTTAATTCCTTTTCTGGAATCAATCTCATGTAACAGCTGTAAGACCGGTGTATCTTCCTCTGTCATGGTCGCAATCTCAATTTTTGCCTCTTCAATTGTTTTCTGAATTGTGGCAAAGAACTGTAATAACTGCTGTGCGTTCACTGCAAGCTCGTGCTTTGATTGTAATAAAGGAATTGATAAAGTGTTAGGGTTAACATTCAAATCCTCTGCATACGCTCCATTTACGCTCGCTACTTCTGCAATGTGTCCAGACTTCTTTAAAAAGAGAGAGCGTCGTTCATCTACGACACCCTCTGGAATAATCTCTCCGATCTTATACTGCTTTCCGCCAAAATTAACTGGCTTAAGTGCAACATAATTCATATAAATCACCTCCTACTCAGATACGCAACCACTTAAGAACGTTGCAAGGTCATCGGAAGTCTTTTTCATGTCTGTTGCCATAAGTCCTTCGATGAACTCTGAATGTGATCCTCCTGGTCCATCATACTGTGATGTAGCCATCCATTGACCGTTTCCTAGCATATCCCATGTATAAATATATCCGGCAGATGGTTCTTCAAGATCTACTTCTTTCGGTGCATAAGTTAATAATGCACTGTTATCGTCGAAGACAAATTTCATATCGGCTTTCTGACCGATTTCTGCTGCATTATAAGTTGCATACAGAACTTTTACTTCTTCCAGACCAAGTACCGCTGCAATTACCTGTTCGTTAACAAGTGCTGGATTCGGTGTTGACCCTGAACCTGTAACTCTTTCTAAGAACTGCGGATGATTTTTGATTGCCTTATACGATCTGTATCCTAAGCATAATTTGTTAGGCATTCTACGTCCGTTTAAAAGGATTTCTTTCTTCATCTCATCAAACTGACCTACGATGTCCGCGTTTGCATCATCAAAATGCACAAACTGTTTAGATGTTGAAGCTGTTGCTTCTCCTGTCTTAACATTTGCCCAGGCATCAGCATTGAAAAACTTGTTTGCAAAGACCATATCAAGGTGCAGATTCATCTGTTCTGAAACCTGTTTTACCTTTGCACGTCTCGGATCAATCGTTGCTGGTGCTCCAGTTCTCTGGTAATCCAGAGCTGTGATGTTATCTACTCCGACGATGATCTGATCTACCTCGCATTTGTAAGTATCATCTGAATGAGAGAATACAGCCGGCTGTACTGCTCCGAACTTAGGCTTTCTCTTTACCTGGTCTTTCGCGATCTCTTCTTTGTTGAAGATATAGTAGCTTCCAGTGCTTGCATGTACTGGAAGAATTGGAAAGATGCTTGGAGCAACATTCATTCCAGGTGCCTGAAAATAGCTCATTGCCATATTGGTTAAGTAATAGTTTGGTCTCCAGCCTTTCGCAATATCAACTGCGATTGCTGCTGCGTTGTTATGTCCTGTGTTCATTTATTTCATTCCTCCTTTATTTACGCTTCATATCCAGCATGGATGATCGCAACGTTTACGATGTCTCCTTTTGCTGTCGCTGGTGTCAGTGCCATAGCTAAGATGTACTGCCCTGTTGTTGCCTTCTGGCATAATCCCTCTGCATCAACAGCAAGGAAATCTCCAGCCTCAATCTTTGCACCAGCTGCCCACATGCCCTGATTTCTGATCTGAACAGTAATATCATCGCCTTTGGCTACTGTTTCATCTCCAAGAAGCACAATTCCTGTTGCTTCCTTTCCGGCTTCAGGAATTTTTGCTCCATCTTTTGTTAATAAAACCGCTACGGCTGTTTTGAGTTCTGCTCCAGCTGTAACATTGATCACTGGACTTCCACCAGTTGGATTGTATTCATATGTTCTGTTTGCCATCTTCTCTGTACCTCCTTTCTTATTTATCGAACATTGCTCTTAATTCAGGATCATTCTGCATAACGATATCCTGTGCCTGTGCATCAGTAAGGTTTGGCATAGACTTTTTGATCTCTGCTACCTTTGCGTTCATCTTTGCAACACCTTCTGTATCGTCATTTCCTGTGTGAGCTCCACCAGATTTACCGATTTCCTCAAACAGACCTGATTTCTGAATTACCGCAAGGTTGTTATCCATGGATGCAATGAAGTTGTTATACGCTTCATCGGATGTTGCTTTCATGGATTTCAGAACTGGCACTAATTCCTCTGCTTTTGTTCCTAAGAGTTCATACTTCTTAGCAACTTCTTCTAAGGACTTCTGTTCTGCTTCCTCTGCTCTCTTCTGGATTGGTTCCATGATCTTCTTCATCATAGAAGTGAAGTCCTTTGTAACACCTTCCATTGCTTTATTCACTGCTTCCTGAACCTGTCCATCAATATCAGCTCTTTTTGCAGTATCCTCTTTTTTTGCATTTGCATCATCCTGTAATGCTTTTAATGCTTCTTTCTTTTCTTCCTCTGTCATATTTGAAATATCAAATGCCATTTCATTCTCCTTTTCTTCTTTTTCTTTGTTAATAGTTTCAGGATCGCAAGATTTCTCAATTACCTCTTGCATTTTTGCGATCTCAAAATCATCCGCAACAACAGTATCTTCTTTGTCTGTTGCTGCACGTTCTAATTTGATCCAAGACTTGGATGCATCATCCGAAAATGCCTTAAACTGATCAATGCTCTGTGCGATTGCTGCCTGTTTATCCTCACACTCTTTATCGAGTAGAATTGATACAATCGACTGCTCCAGAGAGTTGCAGGCATTCCAGATCTGATCCCTCACGTCGTAGATCTTCTTTTCATTCATTACATCATCAAATGATGTTGCTTCATCTTCCATGGACTTTCTGACATCTTCTGAATTTACTCCTAAGCTGTCACAAAACGCATTAAAGAATCGCTTGAAAAAGTTTCCCTTCGGTTCTTCTGCACCTCCTCTCTTTTTAATCAGGATATTTGCTTTCTGATCTGCTCCGATGTCTACTGCATCGATCTTTTTTACTTCCAGATCTTCCAGCTTTGTCTTTCCTTTTGTTTTCATGTTTCCTCCTTTCTAACGACACTTTTTCGAGTTTCAACACGATTATTCGAGTTTCAAAAACGCAAAGTGCAGTTTCAAAAACGCAAAGTGCAGTTTCAAACACAAAAAATAGACCAATTTGCATTTTTTGCAAAATGGTCCTTAGTTGGTCTATTAATTGAACTATTTAGCTATTTTTTGAACTAAATTTTAGATTTAGCTTAATTTTTAACTAATTTAAGACTAAATTTCAGTTTTTCCTTTCAGATTTTACTTCTTCAATGATCTTCTGAATCTTTCTTTTATAGTTCTTGTTCCCTGTCAGTCTTATGTGACTTTCCAAGGTTCTTAGATTTCTGGATGTTGGAACTCTTCTACGTTCCACGTTCTTCTTGATTGCGATCGCAACTCTTTTATTCCTACAGTGCGTATGATGCAATTCAAAGCAATCAGGATTGTACACGATCCATTCATCCTGTCGGTGTGATTTCTTAATCTTAAGAATGCGATCATCTCCTAGTTAATTCCTTGCCACGCCTGTTGCAGCAAAAATCCTAACAGTTCCCAGATCTTGTTTTTGATACTTCCCATGCAAATATCTTTGCCGATCTTTTCATCGTAATTCTTTGGATCAACACACGAAGATGATTCCACGATATCAAAACCATTTCGAAGCACACAACGAACAACTGTTGTTGTCTCTCCCATCGTGATTGTCTCCGTAGATGCAATAAAATCATCGACCATTTCTGGTCCGATACTTACTCCAGATGGAAGATTTTTATTATCATTCACTTTCATATATGCTTTCTCAAAAACATCTTTCGGAGACCATGATTCGTACCCATCTGGGTATACAACCTTGTATCCTGTGATTTCCTTTGTGACCGGATTTCTTTCTGGTTCTGCCTGAATCAATTTTGCACCAATATATTTGTCCATCATTCTTCCTCCTCGACTTCAATACGTTTCGCTTTGCCCTCAATACTGAACATCGTATAAGTTCCGTCTTTGATCTTTGCCCATACTTCATCGTCTGTGATATGGAATCCAACCCACCAGCCCTCTGGCAACGTACCTTCCTCTATACCAAGAGTTTTCATCTTTTCCTTAGTGAATATAATACTCTCGATTAAAACGCCTGCACCGCCTCGCTCGTGCATCTCTCCTGCTTCACGATAGAACTCTACATAGGTATATGCTGTCTGTTCTAGTTCTTCCGGATCAATTAAATCGTTCTGGCGGTCAACCAGCTGATTTCCATTCTCATCGACTGCAATCTTAGCCCATCCAAAGACGTACTGCTTTTCTTCGTCCTTCTTAGTAATATCTACTCGATTCAAGGACTTTCGTATACTGTCCTGTGTCTGTGCTGGGGATCGTATATAATCGTTAAAATATCTCATGCTTCCTCCTTCTTATACAGCCGATCAAAGTCTTTCTTGCGAACTACATTCAACCGACCGACTGAATCTTTTACAACGTAGTCTCCTATTCTTGCAACAAGTCTGCTGCCTTTATATTTCCGTGCATTAAAATAGATCGTACATCCAATAACGGAGATTGCTCCGTCACGCTGTGTACGATCTATCATAATTTCTTCGGTATTCATTTTCTTTGTGAACCAGTCAGGGGCGATCATCTCAATATCAGGTGTGATCTGCACTGCCTGAACTGTCTGCTCTATTGCTTTGTACTTCATCATTCTTCTTTCTTTGCATATCGTCCAGTTCCATTTGCATAATGGATTCCATCACAGATTTTCATAGTTACTTCTAACATCCCTAAAGGTTCAAACTGCCTACGAATATTTCTCGGAATTGTCTTATCCTTTAACCATTCATGCATGTCGTCCAGTAATTCAAACCATTCTTGTTCGTGTTCTGATACATCCATATCTTGTTTCATTAGCTGATCGAATCTTTCTTTTAATTCAAGATGTTTTTCCATTTTCTAAAGCCTCCATCCAGTGCGATACCTTCTGATAATCTTCAATATTTCCTGATAACATCATTTTATCATAGATCATATTATTCAGCCAGTCATACCTATCTGGTAACGGAACAGAAATAAGCTTCATTGCAAAATCATAATCATTTTTAAATAACCCAGCAACTTTATTTATATTTCTTAAAGCTTCTGTCATATGATCGTACTGTGATTCAAGAATTTGTATATTCTCTTTCTTGCTAATCTCCTGTGCTGCAAACTGTACCGAACCCTCTTCCATGTTCTCATACTGTTTATACATTTTACGATCATATTTTGTAACTGATCTAGCGTGTAACTGTTCATGTAACAAAATATGTGGGGCTGTTTCATGTCTGGTTATAATATCTCCGTTCCACTGGATTCCATAAATACCAGAATTATCATCGACTACGACCTTTCCACTCCAGGAGTTTTCAAGATCAAGATGTTTATCTGCGATCTCTGACATTTTACCAGCATAAGTTTCTATTTCTTCTGTAGTGTACTCTCTCAGTTCATCATCTTCTGCTTCATACGCTGCTGCCATAGATTTTGAATCGACATACATCACACAGCATTTACACCTCGGATGCAGTGGCGGAAGCAACTTTCTTGGAGTGAATTCTTCGTCCATTCCAACAACTTTGCCGTTCAGTTCTCTACATGTGCTGCATGTATTCTCACTGTCCGTTGCAGACCATTTTTTATCCTGTGGTGGCAATATGCCTTGATCGACAAGATTCTTTATATGCTGATATCTGCCATACTCATATGCAAACGCTCTTTCGGTCTGTGCGATCGTCTTTGCTCTTTCTCTGAGCTGACGTTCTGCATACTTCATCTGCTTGTTTCTTGCCATCTGTTCAATCTTTTCTGGCTTTGTTCTTGGGTGTTTCTTCTCCAACTCTGCCTTGATCGTCTCATAATACTTCATAGCTGCCTGAGTCTGTGGCTTTGTTAAACCAATACAGGGACGGATAAACCTTGCAAGCTCATCTGTTCCCATATGTTTTCTTATTCCGATATCGATCATTGACTGAATTGCATCTTTCTGTACCCTTGTACAATTCGTTACAAGCTCAGCTGTGTGATTTTCCAACCAATCAGATACCGCCCAATGATCTGCATCAAATTTATATCCAATGTCTATTCCTTTGTGCTGGTTTTGATTTTTAGCACCAGCTTTCATTGCTTTAACCATCTCTGGTACAATCTTATCATGAACCAGTTTTGAATAATCCTGTTGCCATTCTTCTACAGATTTCTTGGAGATCACACCAGCCTGAATAGCTTCTCTGATCTCTTTAAATGTAAAAACCGTCTGCTGATCCTTCCAATACCTGACCAGCAAGCGTGTTAATTCTGGACTGCTGCTATTAAGAAACCTCTCTAATGCTTCTTTCACATCATTTGGCTTCATCGATCCACGCTTCTTAACCTTTCGGAATAGGAACATATAATCAGCTCCTTCCTAATCGTTTCTTGGCTTCCTGTACCTTTCCATCATCTTCGGCAACGTCCTGATTGTTCTCTGGGTGTACATTATTTCCCTGTGATCCAAGATCGTTTGTCTGCTGATCTTCTCTGTCAGGATCAATGAATCTTTCATCGTTAGCTACCTTTGGTGGCAAATTAGCGGCTTCTCGAACATATGTTTCCAATTCGTCGTCTGGAATCAATACACCAGTGCCAACCATCGTCTGGATGTACTGTGCTAATTTGTTCATGTCGATCTTTTCAATATCTCCGTGAACCATCTTCGGGTAGTCTGTGATCCCCTTGAAATGTTCTCCGTTTAGATCAATCAATCTTGGGATCGCTTGGTTATTAAACGCTTCACAGATAATGTCAAGGTATGATCCAATAGCTATAGCAAATAACTCTGTCTTATCATCGGACAATGCAAATGATCCAGTGTGTTCATGCCCCAACAGAATAAAATCCGCAAGCGTTGTCATTGCTATGCGGCTATCATAACGATTTATAATCTCGTTCGTATCAATTTGTCTGCTTCCACCTGTGGAAACAAGCTCGAACTTAAATCCCGGTGGTAACACGATTCCAGCACTTTTGTCTTGTCGGACATTCTTTACCAAACTATAAGCCCAGGTTAACATTCTTGAGCCTTCGGGATCATCTGGATTATACAAGTCAACACCTTCTGGTGGCGTGACCATCGGTATACCAGCGAGATCTCTTTCAATCCCGATCCCTTCAAATTCCTGAATCCCTTTTTTAAAGTACCAGGAACGATAAGCATTTCTCAGGATACTCCTTCCTTCTGGATTTCCTTTTCTGGATCGGGTTCTGAAATGGATTGCCTTTTCCAGCGGAATCGTATAAAGTCCAAAATTTGGCGGCGGCATCTGCGTCATGCCAATTAGGTTGTCTTCATCGTCATACTCCCATTGATACAACGAATCCTGTGATCGGATAGGAAGCTTTCTCCATCCAATCAAACCATCGTCATATTTGCTGTTCGTCTTAGGGTTTCCTGTTCGCCCTGATCTCCTCTTATATACGATCTCATGATATGACCAACCATATGTAAGGAATGATAATATTTCCGATACTGTGTCAGTCCATGTGCTCTGCATATCATCCATGCAAGACTCAACGAACTCCGCTGCCTCTATATCCTTTTGATCGTCTCCCTGTGGCTCTACGGAAAACTGTGCCTGTCTAAGCAATGTATCCAACGCAAATATGATCGCTCCGATTACATCATCGTTAGACTCCATTTCCGTATATACCTTTACTCCTCGTTGTCCTCTCAACTCTGGGAGAAATTCTTCGTAAAAGCTACCGCCCCACCGATTTTGACCGATGCGACCTATTTCATCATACAATGCTATTTCACCTCCAGTAACTATCTTTTGTTCCAACATCACTTCCTGGAACACTGATTGGTTTAATTTTGTTTCTGTAGCAAGATAAAACAACAGCATCCGCCCGGTCCGGAGACTCTCCGATGCGTTCTTTCATTGCTTTTTTCGATTCTAGCCGTATCTTCCCTGATGAACTAAGATCATATTTTCTCGCACTTAATTGTGCGATAAGCTCTGTATCATTTGGTAATACTGCTTCTTTTTCTTCTAACATATCTCTTAATATGGACCATGCATAAGATGTGATATCATGATATTTTTCTGCTGCTTTCTTGTCTGGAACGGCAGCAGAAAAATTAACCGGAACGATAACCACACCAGATAGCTTTCCTTCCGATTTTAATTCATTCAAACGATCTGTTACCCCTCCACCAAGACCAGTATCATCTATGATCACATATATTGTTTTTTTATATTTAAACTTTTCCTTGATATTCCTACACTCTACAACAACATCTCCTACAGTTTTCATTAGATCTTGACCATGCCTAATCTTTTCTAGTGTGATCTTGTTATTCATATTTCTTGCGATCACTGTGTCATCGTCACCAAAGCGGGCCACATCGACTCCTAAAGTGCAAATATCAGCTGGTGGTATCTCTTCCAAGATGATCGATGCTTCCAACATTTCCAAGGGCATATAAACATCATCATCCTGTTTGGGAAACAATCCTTTTACTCTGACTCTGACAACATTACTTTCTTCTCCATATTTTCTGATCAGAGAATCAATGTTGTCTTTATTAGTTCTTTTAGATTCTGCGGAGTTTACAGTAATGCAATAATATAATTTACGATCCGATGTATGGCTGTCGTAAAATGTACCGCTTGCTTTTGTCGGGTTTCCACAAAGCAGCAATTTATTATTGGCTCCTGTCAGAGTACCTAAGATTGCTTCCATGATCGGATCTGCAACACCAGAAGCTTCATCAACGATGAATAGCATATTATCTTCATGGAATCCTTGCATATTTTCTGGAGTGGTTGCTGTTCTTGCTACTGCATACCAACGTTCTTTGCTACCAATCATAGATATTTTTGTTTTGGTCCACTGTAGTATCTCCTTCAATAACGGAGATTTACTTTGCCACTTTGAAACCTCTGCCCATAGAACATCGTTCAACTGGTGCAGTGTTGGGGCTGTTGCAACAACTCTTGCATTCTCAAAACAGCTTAAAAACCATAACAATGTTGCAGCTTCAAATCCTGTTTTTCCAACACCCTGTCCGGATTTTATCGTTACTTTTGGATTATCTCTTAAAGCAAATGCTGCTTCTTTTTGCCATTCATCTGGATAAAAAGAAAGAACTTCTTCAAAAAATTGAACTGG